TGAGATGATACCGTAGCGGTGTAGCAGACCACTATGTCATGCGTGGAGCATGTTGCTAAAGTACCCTCCATGTGTCGGACACACACGGTACTTGTCACTTCGTGTCCCAGTTCAAGTAAGGGAGGATAGGAATGTACCTACCGCGTGCAGGGGTCGATCATCTTGGCACCTACCGCTCTTCGGCTGAGGCTAGCCGGAGGCTCCAGAGACTAGGAACCCAGGTTGTAACTCCCGTCAAGGATTGGTATCTTTGGCGGAAGTTGCTACCTCATTTCCCGGACCTCGATCCGTTAAAGGAGAATCGCAGTGTCACAACGACTGAATGGGTGGCAGAGGGGCTCAACAAATTCGGATGTCCCGTTCACACCGGGGAATCCGTTCCTGGACCCCTTCGACAAACCGGAGACGATCGATCTAAGGGAAGAATCTCACAGACTGACTCCTCCACATGGCTATGCAGATGCGGACGCCGGAATGGAAACAGAGACTCTGGGCTTATCCGAGACCCTAAAGCCTCTGGAGACAGTGCGGGACTACCAGGTCAGGTTATTGCTTCTAAGCCTGATCAAACGAGAGACCCAGTTTCCTCTGGACAACCTCATGATAGTGTTCGACGAGGTTGGGAGTACTCACCGAGTTCTTACCTCCAAGCCTATAACGCAGCGCGTAGTATGGCGGGCGGTGGCGAAAGAAGGCGAAAGCCTCTTGAGCTGGATGAGGTGGTGGCTTCTCATATCCATATGGGTCACTTTTCTGGTGCTCCTTTCTTTGCTCGCAACGAAAGTTGCATCGTGGCAGGGTTGGAACGGGCCAATCGTATCCACAGTGGAACTACTAGCTTCGATCCCTATGTGGCTGGTAGGCGGGTTCAGTTTGGGACTTCTGGTCCAAAGACTAGACTCGTATGGATGGCTCCACTTGCTACGACTCTTCTCTCTACTCGTTACGCGGCTCCGATCCATAAAGGAGTGGCGAGGCGACTTCCGTTCGCATACGGGTTTTCGTCAGTGGAGAAGGCGGCAAGGATAAGCTCGCTGCAATCGAAGTATCGACACGTTTATTCCCTGGATTTCTCAGGATTCGATGCTTCACTGTCCAACTCCTTAATTAGGGATGCGTTCAGCATTTTGGAAACGCACCTCGACATGACGGATGACGACGACGAGCTGCTGAAGAGAATCATCGACGATTTTATTCACACTCGATTGGTCACTCCAGACGGCGAAATGTACAGAGTGCATGGTGGCGTGCCTTCAGGGTCCGCCTTTACGTCGCTTGTCGACTCAATGTGCAACCTCCTCGTGGTACTATACACGTGGATTCGCATAACGGGACGAGCACCCACCGCAGATCAGTTGTGGATATTGGGTGATGATGTGATCATCGCGGATGATCGTAAGCTGACTGTGAAAATGCTGTCGTCAGCAGCCCTCCCATTAGGGGTTACGATCAACGTGGCGAAGAGCTCTGTGACGAGCTACTCGCAAGAGAGAGATGCCGAACCAGTGCATTTCTTGGGGCATTACTGGATTTCCGGACGGATGCATAGGCCCGTCCGTGAACTCGTAACTAGACTGGTCTTCCCTGAACGTTGGAAGAAACAGTCGAAGGCGAGATCGATGGCCAGGTTCGTGAGTATGATGGCCGACGCCTACGAAATGCTTGAGGTGGCGCAAATGATATGGCCTACCTCTGATACATGGGCGTTAATCTCGAGATTATTAATCGAGATCGATGAAAGTGATGAAGACATCGTCGACATGAGGTACGACCTGCCCGGACGGTTGCGG